TCCTACTGTGAGAAGACAGACAGCGATGTAGTAGTAGAGTTTATTGTATAGTTTCTTGTAGTATCCCATTGTTCTACCAATCCAGCTGCTCTAGTTGTAACTTCTAAGTTCCAAGGCAATGTGTTATCAGTAACTGTAAATACTGCATCACCACCGGCAATACCGGCACTAGCTGCTGCTGAGATATTACTACCGCTCCATGTGTTGACGGCAGCACCGAAAACCTGACGTTGCTCGACCTCAGTTATCGTTTGGGTTGTTGTAGTTGTACTGTTCATCGACCCTGTAGTAAACTGGGGCGTGACAGTATTCGCTCTTGCAACTGCGGGTGATAACAATGCTAAGAGAAGAATCAGTTTCTTCATGTCTTTGGTTTTTGTTCTTTATCTTTTTTGCCATTTCCTGTGGTCAAACCGAATGTGGCAAGTGCACCCGTAAAGACGCTGGCTACGAAAGTGATATCCGCTGAAGCACCCGACTTTTTGACCATAGGTAACTCTACATAATTAAGAGTTATAATAAATCCTGACCAGATAACAACGCCTAGACGCACCATCGCACCTAGTATCTGCATCTGTTCATCATGGTCATCTATGTTTTCTTTGAGCTTTGTAAAGAGTCCTTTTTTTTCTTCCGGTTTTCTTTCCATTGTTTTATTTTATTATTTAAGAACTTCGTTATTCTTTCTTTAATATCCTGTATGATAGGAGTTGCTACAGTTGTTGCTGCTACGGCTGTAACAGCTGTGATAACTGTAGGACCTAATACTTCAGCTGGCGGTATTGGAATAGGTGGCAACCCCGGTAAGTTTAATACAGGTGGAGGTTCAACAGTCTCTACAGGTTTTGTACCTTCTGGTTCTTGTAAATCACTAGGAGGTACAATCAAAGGTACATAACTCGGTACGTCAGCAGTAGGTAAAGGTATAGATATAGTTTCTATTCGTTCTACTATGGGGATACGGATGCTTGGTATGTTTTCCACGATTCTTTTATTGCATCCGTCCAGACTGCATTACATATTGTTTTAACTTCTGTAGGTTCTTTACTTATGTCAGAATCTGGATGTAATACATATCTTTCATAAGATCTTGCTATTTCTTTGTCATCTTTTTTGATGATGTTTGATTTGCGGACTTGTACCGCTTTGTATTGACCGACAACTTCTATCTTGTCGTATTCTATTGATTCAGCTAATGCCATTAAAATTAATCTCCGTCTAAGTTGATGTATATGTAACTGATCCGTGCATCCAAAATGTACCTCCAAGATCATTTCCATTCAAGGAAGAACTACCGGCTTTTCTGAGAGATATTTTTGTACCATTACCATGAACTGCACCAAAAATTACAGCTGGCAATGTACCTCCGGGATGATTACCGGCTAAGAAAGAAGGCTCTCTATAACCACCGCCACCACCATCAGTAAATGGCAGACCAGCAATAGCTATGGGTCCACTTGTACTATCTAAATTTGTTGCAAACATAGATATTTGACAAAATACCAATTTACCAATTTTTATGTATGGAGCTGTATTGTATGAATATGAAACACCACTCCAGTCACCACCATTAATTTGTAATGAAAAAGTTGCAGTTCCTTCTTCATAGTCGTCCAAAAGATTACTTGAAGGATTGCCTGATGTTGCATAAGCACTAAAGTCAATACCTTGACCCGACGCCATTTTCAAACCATTACTAGCAGTTTCACATTTTTTAGTTCCGTTATGGTATAGCTCTACAGCACCAGTACCACCATCTACGAGAAACTGTGTGGTTGTTGTATTTTTATCATCACTAATTCTTTGTATATGAAAATTACCTGATCCATTTCTTAGTCTATGGTTTGTGGTGCTGGTTTCCATAAAGTCAACATGACAAGATGTATGTGCTATTTCTAATAGACCGCTCTGGATTTTTACACCAGTGTCTGTAGTTTCAAACTTTTTAACTCCGTCATTGTAAAGCTCTACTGCACCCTCACCAATAATTTTTATTCCTTGTGCACCATTTTGAGGTTTTAAAAGAATATCATTTTGTGCTCTAACATCAAGATCAGTTGCACTAGCTCCAGTATTATGTAAATACATAACTCCGGAACTACCAAGAATATTGCTATTTCCTTGATGCCAAATTTGAAGATCTGCGTCATCACCAAATCTCATTTTTTCTGTTTCAACAAGATCTACTGGTTTAGCTAACCCTGCTGACTCTATTTTTGTTAATGCCATATTTATTCTGGTTTTGTAGGCCAGACAACATCAGCTGGATCTGAATACCTGCTTGGTAGATCTCGTAAATCTTGTCTGTAGTTTTTCATTTCAACTGTCATTCTTTTATCAGATAAACCGTAAATGTCAGTTTCAACTAATAACATATTTCGTTTTGCTCTTAAATTTGCCCATGCACGTTCAAGATCTTTATTTTCAACAGGAGGTGTTTCCATTTCACCTATAACTGATCCTGTTATACAGTCTATAATTTTTGCCATAATTTATGTAATATATTGAAGGGTTACATTTCCTCTTAGATCTTCACCAGAACTTGAGCCGTTTGCATTTACTTCTATTCTATCTAAAGCAATATTATCCCCCATGTAAATTTGGTTTTGATTATAAAACTCTACATTATATTGTGTACCACCAACAGAACCCCAATAGTTTGAGTTATTTTCATGGTTGTAGACACGTGAAATCCAAAGTTGACTGGTGTTGTTACTATTATGCCTAACTCTTACTAATTCTAAGTATCCATTCCAACGATAAGAGCTGTGATTCCAACCACCATGTACTACTGGAATAAAAGTTGAATTGGTTTCAGAGTTTACTCCAAAAGTAGTTGAATTTCTATACCAATAACCTGAGAAACCTTTATAACCAGAAGTTAAAATTGTTCCACCTGATCCAGAATGACCTACTCTAAACATTGGTCGGCCACCACCAGTGGCGTATAAGTTTTGATAAAGAACACGTACAAGAGTTGCATTGGCTGGTATACCACTAAAAACTTGACTGGCCCCTGCTGAGTCAACATTAGTCATCGTTCCTGTAGTTACGCTAGAAACTGATGCCCACTGAGGAGCTGCACCACTACCTTGACTAACTAATGCTTCACCAGAATTACCATAGTTTGTACCAGCAATTCCAAACTGACCTTGAGGCCCAATTATAAATCTATCCTGACCTGCGGTTCCGAAATTAAAGTAATCTGAACCATGTAGATATTGAATGAAACCACTATACTGTTCATTTCCGTTTGTACCATCTGCAAAATATATGTAACTACCTTGATCTGAGTCAGAACGAATTGTAATACCACCTGCACTTCCACTAGGAGCTTGTATAGTTAAATCGTCTGCACTAGAATTTCCGGGTGTAGATGTTCCTATACAAACATTGTCACCAGAAGCATCAACAAATAAGGCATGTGTGTTAGTATCCCCTTCAACTCTGAAATCTATATCATTTCCCGGATCATTGACTACAACTTCAGTTGAACCTATTGCAACCCTATCTTGACCTGCTGTAGTAAGTTGAATTACATCATCAGCAGGGAAACTTATGCTAGTATTATCATCACCATTATGTTTAATTGCAGATGGTATATAAATATCTTGATCCATCATTTGAAAGTAACCATTATGCACGATTAAGTTTCCGTTTGCATTAATGTTACCGTTACTATCAATCTTTAATCTGTAATCTACAGCTGGTGAAGCAGTTGTTGCTTGTGAATCTACAATATTAAAATTACCACTCTGTACTTGAATGTAGAAATCATTATCATGATCGCTATCAGTAAAGGTAATTCCGGGACCGTTATTAGTTATTTCTATATTTCCAGTTGAAGCTATAGCTCCTGTTACGGTTAAAGCTCCAGTTGCAGCAGTTCCTGTAGTGCTTAAATTTTGAGATCCAAAATCTGGAGTAATTTTACTTCCAGCTATACGATCACTTGTTGCACTAGATACCTTAGCGTTAGTTACAGCTCCTGACATTAAAACATCAGTATCTACTGTATTATCACTTGGTTGACCTATATTAACTGTACTACCCATAACTACAGCAAAGTACTCTGTACCTGATGCTGGAGCTGAGGCTAGTGTAACTGTCGAGCCTGATAATGTAAAGGCTGTACCGGGTTTTTGTATAACACCGTTTATTGATAGTAGTATCTGTTGTACATTAGCTGGTGCATTAGATAGAGTAAACTGTGTTCTGCTACCATCAAATGCTTCACTAAATGTAGATATAAAGAAGTTACCTATAGACTGAGCTTCTTCCCATGCACTGTTTGTTGCATTATAAACTAATAACTTAGATGTAGCTGTATTAAAGAATAAATCTCCAGCATCTAAACTGTTAGTAGGGTTACTATTTCCTACACGGTATCTCGCATTAAATTGGTTAATATCATCACTTAACTTAAGTACGTCTGAGTCGTTAGGTACAAACTTATAAAAAGTATAAGTATGCAGAGTAGTCGTTGTCTGTACTAAAAGCTGTAAATCTCCAGTTAATGTATGAGTAGCTGCGTTTGTAGTACCGTTTACATTAGTAGCACCACCCCTTACACTGGTAGGGAATCCAGTAATAGTTACAGTTGAACCGCCAGCTTGAGCATTACCACTAACTCCATTCTCGTCTATTGTAAGACCGTCAGCATCTACGAGACTTAGTACCATACCAGCATCACCTTTTGGATCTGGATGTGATGTTGGGAATGAATCTTTATTTGCTATTACTTTAAAACCACCAACAGAATCAACAACATCTTTAACGTGATCTGCTACAGCTTTAGATGTTGGAAACTCAGTATCACTATTGGCAGTTAAAGACGTAGCCTTAGTCATACCATCAACGATATTCAAATCAGCAATGTCAGATGTAAGATCAGTACCAGCAGCAAGTTTAGATGCTGTTGCTGCCTGCATGCCAGATAGAGTTGTAAGCTCATCGTCTAATGGTTGCTTATTATTTAGTTGATTTTGAACACTAGATGTTGTAGGTGTAGCCGGTGATGTATCAGTGCCTGCAAGAAACGTAACAAGATTTTTTTCTGAATCTGTGTAAGCATTTCTATCAGCATTGTTTTCGTATGCAGTTTTTATTTCGTCATCAGACTGGTCTGCTGTAGCTCCATCTTCTACATTTATAAATGTACGTACAGAAGCAGCGTTACCGTGTTGAATTTTATTATCATCTCCAGTTTCTACTAAAACTTTTGTAATGGCACTTGTAGCATCACTAGCTGTTATTGTTACTTCACCGTTGGATTTGTTAACTTTAAATCTTTCAGTGTTACTGTCAAGTACTTTTAGATCGCCTGCCACATTAGTATTAGCATCTAAAAATGTATTACCTATTACTTGAAGAGTTCCTTGTAAATTTAAACTATCTGTAAACTCAACTCCATCAGCATTAGAATTAGTTTGTAATACCTGTCTTGTTGTACCCGGGGCTAATTTACTAACTGCTATATCTGCATTAGTAGCAATATTAGTATTTGTAAGTGAATCGTCTACTTCACTTGTTGTAACTTGATTCGCACCAATCATGCTGGTTTCAACAGCATCATTTTGAATTGTAGTTGCTCCAGTATTACTAATAGCAATGTCACCAGTAACTGTAACTTCTGAAACTTTATTAGTATTATCACCTACAAATATCTTAGCAGATGGTAATGTATCTAGAACAACCTCACCAGATTCATTAGGAAGTGTGATAGTTCTATCGGCAGTAGGATCAGTAACTGTAAGAGTTGTTTCGTTTGCATCATCAGTTGATCCTTCAAATTTAAGAGAACCTTGAGAACCTATCTCCAATGCTCCAGTCATGGTAGCACCAAGAGAACTCATAGCTCTCTGGTTTACCTCTTGTGTAACAAATAAGTTTTGTGTAAAGTTATCGTTAAGATCTTCTGATTTGATAGCTGATCCAGCATAAAAGGTTGCTGTTAGATCATCAACACTGGTTTCTCTAAATATTTTGATTTTAACTCCACTACCGGGAGCAGTATTAAATTGTATGGTTGTTGCGTTTGGCAAAGTAAATGCCGTAGTAACAACCGAATCAAGACTTACTTTAATGTCTGATTCCTTAAGATATGGAAATGTAAAGGAGTACGTAGTTGTACTCCCGTTACCTGTGTATTCGTTTTGTGTAACAGCACTCATATTAGTTACCGTAATTAATTAGTTCTCGTGTTTTTAAATCCCTCTCTTGTATGTTGGCGGCTTCATCTACGTTACCTACTTTCATCTCATCTCTTGCAAGTTGAGCATTAATAATAGATTGTTCAATGTTAGGATTTTCGCTGAGGTATCGAGCCTCTGCTAGTTTTTGAGCTTCACGTATAATCATGTTTAGCTCTTGATGTATAGGTAGTAGTTCAGTTTTAAGTTTAATTCTATCATCAGCTCTTCTGATACTAGATCGTCTAAACGTTAGTAAAGCATTAATCTCTTTCTGATACCTTTTGTTTTTCATTAAGCGTTCAACTTGTTTAAATAACTGTTGTTCGCCTATGTATTTATTTATCTGTTCTCTATCTTCTGGCTTCCATTCGTATGATCCAGTGCTATCCATCTTCAACATGCTAAGACCATCATAACGTATCTCACGTAAAAATACACGCCATGGCTCATTTGTACCACTTACCTTAACAGGACTAACTGCATTAAGTGCACGTAGTACTGGGTTGTCAATGTCGTTAAGTGCCTTACCAGTCCATATATCTATTTGATTTGGTAGCATGTTTCTGAATCCGGGTAGCCTGTTAGCTACGAATGATTGTACTTCACCAGCTAAGTCTTTCTGTGCAGAATCTATAGCTTTAGCAAGTACACCTAGAGATCCACTTGCTGGTATCCAAGATGTCTGACCAGCTCCTAGCTGTGCCCATGCACGTTCGTTACCATTTAATGCGTCAAACAAAGGTTCTATCATAGTCAATGGTGATTCATTTAAGAATGTTGCACCAATAGTCCATGTAGCTTTAGACATAAAGTTTTCTATCATATGCTCATCCATGTCAGTTGCATAATATGCAAGATCTCCCATGAGTGTAAGTATATGTTCAACACCAATCAGACCTTTATAACTATACCAGTTATTACCGATACGTATAGTCTTAGGTACGTAACCCATTTCGTCTCTTTCTTTGTTACGCTTAGATGCGTTGTAGTGACCATTACCACGAATGTTACCACCCATAGCATAACCCCATAAGGTAGCTGTAAGTAAACTACTAAAAGCTTGTCTGCCTACATACTCAGCTTGTATCTGTTTAAAGATAGCATCTGCAAATGGTTCTTTACTTGCATCTATACCATGTTCCATAAGTGCTGCTGCTATATCGTCTGCTGATTTAGCATATATAGTTTTAGAATACTTATTGATACCGGGTATAAGAGTTATAGGTGTCCAAGATAATGCAGCTTTAACATAGTTAGATGCAGTACGTGGGAAGGCTAGTAATTCTTTGAGTATAGGATATGCTGTAGTAGCTTCTGTAAGATAACTAGCTACACCGTCATCTAGATTAAGTTGTATTTCACCTGAGAATGACTTTAATACTTGGTCCTTAACTAATCCGTTCTCATCAAAAAAGTTTTTGTAATGTCTGTTTTCAGCTTCAAAGATTTTCTGCCAGTCTGCAAAACCATACTCACTAAATACATCTTCATATGCTTTAACACGTGAATAGTAATGTGCGTTGTGAGTATTAGTAAAGACATCGGGGAATACCATAGCTGTCATACCATAACGTAACCCTTTCATTTTAGACATCTGAGTTAGAGTAGCTGCTGTTTTAAGCTGATATGCTCTACCCCAGTTACCATCTTTCTCATATAACTTTGCAACATCTTCCATGATGTCCCAAGCCTTGTCTGTTTTAAATACATA